GATCCGCCCCATCAACGAACGGATAATCGTAGCGGACGATCGCCTTTTCAAAGGTATCCTCGATGGTTTCAAACTGAATGATCACGTCATCCAGCAGGCCCTCATCCGTTTCCAGCATGGATTTGTCGAATGTCTGTGCCATCAGCGCATCCCCAGCGGATTGTCCCACGTGCCGCGATTCAGATCGACCCGGAAACCCGTGTTTTGCATCGGGAAGGATGTCACATCGGCTACGACACGCCTTGCTTCGTCGATAGACAAATTTATTTTTATCTCATTTTTAACTTCCGGATGCATGTAATCATAGAGCATGTCCCCGTAGATGCCCTTGCGGATTTCCGTCCAGCCTTCATTGATCCAGTTTTGTCCGCTTCCGCCCCGCATGACGTCAGCCGCGGACTTGGCCGCCGTGGTGGTAGTTAATACCGCCGCGCCGACCGATCCATACAAAGGCGCAGCAGCAGCAAGCGGCGCGAGAAAGGGCAGCGACTTTCCAGCTCCGCCCGGACCTCCTGGTTTACCGCCGGGAGCGCCGGGGAGAAGACCCTCTCCGGGCATATTAACGACATAGACCGGAGTGACTCCTGTGGCATATTTTATTGCCAGGCCTTCGCCAATGCCCGCTCCTGTGCGGCCCAGGCTTCCCAGGAGCTTTTTCAGGGGAGGGCCGGCCAGGTTATAACCCAGGTAGGCCACACCGGCAGCGATCGCCGAGCCGGCCGCCATTTGCTTGCCGGACAATTCCAGACCACCGTCTTTCCTGGCGTCCAAAAGCTTTTTGATCGCCTTCGATATCCCTTCATTAAACGGGATAATGAAGGCATCAGCGGTTTTGCGCAGCTCCGCCTTCAGCCGACCCGTCTGGTCGATGGAATTATCGAGCGCGTCTTTCATGTCGCGGGTGATCGTTCCCGCTGCGCCGCCGATTTCATTGTTCATCCGGGCCACGCGGGAAAGCATGTCGCCGGACAGAAGCGCCTGCAGGCCCTTGATCGTGTCCAGATCGACGCCCTTGAACGCCGCGCCCATAAAGGCTTCCTTCTGCTGCGACGTCTTTAGCGCATCGTATTTTTTCTTGATGTCGGAAAGCACCGCCAGCGGATCGCGGCGGGAGCCGGCCGCGTCGAAAAACCGCACGCCCGTCACCTTTTGCGCGCGGTTTAAGTATTGTAGATTCGTAAACAAGCGCAGCGTGCTGTCGGCCAACGTGGACAGGCGCTCGGGATTGCGTTCCAGCAGCGACAGGCCCTCGATGAATCCCAGCGTCTGATCGAAGCCCATGCCCGCGCGGGCCGCGTTGACGCCTACGCGGGAGAAAATCGACGAAAGATTTTCCAGCTCCGCGTTTCCCTGGCGGCCGGCGGCCGTCATCTTGTCCAGAAGAATCAGCGCCTGGCCGGGCCGGGCCAGATCGAAGCGGAACGCCGTGGCCGCCACCGTGAGCCCGGACGCGAGTTGATCCGCCGTTGCGCCCGTCACCGCCATCGCCTTGTTGACCGCGTCCGTCACCGGGAGCGCTTCCTTAAAATTCAGCCCCGCCTGGACGGCGTTGTCGAAGCCCGCCTTGAGGTTTTCCACGGACTGGCCGGTCTCTTTGGCCATCCGGAAAAATTCCCGGCGCAGGCCCGTGACGCCGACGCGCGATTCGCCCGCCGTCTGGCCGATGCGCGTGAGGCTTTTGTCCAGCTCGGCCGACTGCTTGACCAGCAGGGCCGCGCCGACGGACATGCCCAGCGCGGCAAGTTTCCCCTGTAATGAATTCGCCGCGCTGCGGATACGATCGAACTCGCGGCGAGCCACGCCGCCGAAGCTCTTGAGACGGCTTCCGGACTGGCGCAGAACCGCATTCATGCGGCTGGCGTCGCCGTTAAAGATGAGTCGGACGATCATATCTTTCATTTTTTCTTCCTCACGATCAGCTTTTTATGTGTCTCCTGCGGAGCCGCAGCTTTGAGCCATGCGGCGGCGGCTTCCTCCGGCATCGCCATTACATCATCCGGCCGGAATCCCAGCCGCATCAGCGCCAGCGTCGCCCTTTTGATCGGCATCGTCGCCTCTTCGAAAGGAGCGGGTCCGTTGCCGGACCTGCTCTGCCGCCTCCGTCAGCACGTCGAAATCGTCTGCGTGCATCTCCATCAGAAGCGCGCCGGTGATCGCATCTTTGGGGATATCGCCCAGGCGGACGATCTGCCGGGCCAGGCAGCAGATCTCGAACGTGTCCTTGTTTTCGGCAAAGGCCGGATCGGCGCTGGCCGCGACCAGGTGTTTCACCAGGCGCGGACCGACTTCCAGCGCGCGGTGCATCCGGCCGTCGTATTCCAGGCCGATGATCAGCGTGCGTAATTCGTTCATGTCAGCTCCTCGCTATTGTTTTTTCTTGGCGGAAAACTCGATGGTGCGGACCGCCTCGTTTTCGCCGTCGTAGCGCGTCTCTCCGATCTTCAGCGTGTACACGCCCGTGTACTTCACCCGGACGCCGTTTTGCTTGTCGATCGTGAGCGTGCCGCCGCGGACGGCGTTAAAATCGTACTCCGGTCCATCCTTCGGCACCACGTAGTCCACGGACGCGCCGTAGCGCGGCTGGACGCCGATGTGGCCCGTGACGTTCATCAGGTTGACGGGTTTGTGAATTTCGACTTCCTTTTCCACCACGGCCTTGAAATCCGTAATGCCCTGGCCGTTGATTTCGAGCAGCACCTGGCTCACATATTCTTCAGACATGATAATACCTCCGGTTTTAGTGAATGGTGGATAGGAAATAGTGGATGGCGTTTATCCACCATCCACCATCCGCTATCCACTGGGTTTACAGTAAGAGATCGATCCGGCCGGCGAAGACGTGCAGGCCGTTCACCACGTCCGACGGGATGCGCGCGTTCAGGCGGTTGGCGTCCTGGCTGTCCCGTTCGACGATCAGGCTTTCCTCATTGGCCGCCACCTCCTCGACAATCTCCAGCTCCTCCAGGCGATAGAGCACGTCGAGCAACTGATCGCGCACCATATCGGGCGTGCGGGCGGAAAGCTTGCTGCGAGGGAACCGCAGCGCGATGCGTTCGCGGCACGCCTTGCGGACGTAGTCCAGCGTCCGGATGGTCGTAATGTCCAGGAGCGCCGGATCATCGATGCCCTGGGCATTTTGCACGTAGGTCGAAATCGCCCGGACGATCTGCACCACTTCGCCGGGGCCGACCTCGAACGGCGTCGCGCCGTTGGCGAGACAGGATTCCTGCTCGGTGCGGGAGAGGCGCTGCGCAATGGGCGGCGCGGCAATGCCCGGCAGGGCCAGCGTATTGAGCGGCCGGGCGGGATCTTCCTCCGACGCGAGGACTGCCGCGTAGATCGCCGCCATCTCGTAGGCCGGCGTCCGCGTGCCGCGCAGAAAGCCGCACGTGATCCGCTCCGAATTGATCGCGGCGGTGAGCGTTGTGACGGTGCCCAGCGCGTCGTCGTCGGCGATGACGCCGATGGCCGCCCGCTGTTCCAGCGGCCCGGACACGCTCGCCAGATGCGTTTTCAGCGCACCGTAAGACGTATCGTCGATGTAGGGGCTGGCGATGATGTTGTAGTGCTCGGCATACACCGCGGCCAGGGCCGTGGCGAGCGTCGGATCGACCGCGCCGGGCGTTGTGGCCGTGAAGGATGCCGTCGTTCCGGAGGCCGTGATCGTGCAGGAGAAATCCACCTGGTTGGCCACCGTGCCCTTGTTGTGGGCCGTGAAGGTGAGCACGCCTTCGGATTGCGCTACCGTGAAGGGCAGATTCGGATCGTTGTCCAGCGCGGCTTTCAGTGCCGTCGCGATGATGATCGGCGTATCGGCCGATGCGATCGCGACCTGGACGCGGGTGTTCCCGATGTACAGCGTCAGCAATCCGGCGGACGACGCATTTGTCGCCAGCGTCAGCGTATGCACGCGGGCCGCAGCGCCATCCGTCGCGTCGTCGAGCGCGATGACGGACAGTTGCAGATAGGGATTGGCCCGTATGGCCGCGCGCGCCAGCAGATGACACAGCGATCCCGCGCCGAAATACGCCGCCGCTTCCGACTCGGAAAACACCTGCGTGGCCACCAGCGCGGCCACGCTGCCCGCGGCGATCCGCTGGCCGACAATCAGCATCTTCTGCGCGTTGCCGGGCAGCGTCCGGACGGCCAGCGACGTGTCGAATTCAAAGTACTTTCCGGGCTTCCGGATGGAGCCGGGAATACTGTCGAACGAAATATTGGGAGATGACATGTTAATCCTCCTTAGTCAGCGAATCGCCAGCGGGGCGATTCTTGTCTCGTTTATTGTCCTGCCGGCCGGTAGGCGCGGCAGCCTCCTCGCCGACTGCAACGAGCGATCCGTCGGCCAGCAGGCGGCGGTAATACGCGCTGTCGGCGACCTCCACGGGGCTGTCGGTGATAAACTCACGCGGCTTGCCGTCTTTAGGGCAACGGCTGCCCGGCGCTGCTTTAACGTACATAATTTCCTCCTTTGCTGTGAGCTACGAGCTACGAGCTACGAGCTAAGCGCTACGAGCTACGAGCTACTCAATGTCACCAAATCCGCCGCGTCAACTTCATCGTCATCGGCGGGATCCTGCAGGTAGTAGTTCAGTCCGACGCGCAGCAGATCCGTGACGGTTTCGTCCGCCTGGGCGGCAATGACCCAGCCTGTTTCAAACTCAATTTGAAAAACAACCTTGCCCTCGGCGGCCTCCTGCTCTTCCGTGATATTGTCCAGGCGCCAGGGTCGCAGCGGCGATATTTTCAGATCGAATGAACGGCCGGACAAGAGCGCCAGCACGGCTTCCAGGATCGGATACACGCCGCGGCGGCGGTCCGCCACGGAGCGCAGATTCTGAAACGTCACGATCACGTACACCTGCGCCACGAGCTTGTATTGCTGCGCGACGCGTTCGAACTTCCCGCCGCCCACAATCACATCCACGGCCGGCATCTTCAGCGACACGGCCGAATGCGCCTCGTCGATGGAGATCCGGGAAGCGGCGGCCAGGCGCTCATGGAGATGATCGACAATGGCCTGTTCGATGTCTGTCAGCATAAGCGCTCCGCGCAGTGGATAGTGGATCGTGAATAGTGGATAAAATACGTCATCTAAAATCCTGTCATTTTACCGCGGGTGAAAATGCGATCGTTTACGGTTTTGTTGCTCTCCGCTCCGCCTGCGGCGCTTGCGGCAGGCGGCGGATCGACGCCCAGCGATAGCAGTCCGCGGGCGATGTCCTTTAACCGGGCCAGCGCCGTGTCGTAAGCCTTCCCGATCTTCTCCGGGACCGTGCGCCGCTTGTAGAGGTGATACACGGCGATCTCGATCGCCAGCGCCGAAATGATGGCGGGCGCGGAGGAAAACGGCACCGCATATTTTACGGCGCAGTAGCCGTCGATTTCCGCATCCGCCGACGCAATCGCGCGGGCGACGTTCTCCTCGGCGATCATGCCGACATTGTCGTCGTCGGTGAGCTGCAGCAGCGTCTCCTCGCCGATGGCGTGGATGATGTCCGTCTGTGTGCAATAGGGCATAACTACGACTCCTTGATAACGGCCGCGATGATTCGAAGGCCGAACTTTTGTGCGGTGAGGCGCGACTCGCCGTTGCGCAATTCGATTTCCGCAGCGACGCGGCCGACGGTCGCCGTGTCGGCGGCGGTCAAATCCACGTAACCCTGGCCGGACGCGGACGCGGACCACGCGCCGGCTTTGGGCGCGATCACATACTCGTCATCGTCCAGGTTCGCCTTCGCGCCAAAATACGGCGTCCAGGTGGAATAGTCCTCGCCCAGGTCAAACACGATCCGGGGCGTGTCGCCCTGGACCACCACCACGTCGCGGCCCTGGACGGCCGTGGCGCTGTACACGCGGCCCTGCATGA